AGATTTATAGAAGAACAAATATCTAAACCTGTTATTCAAGAAGAACCAAAAGAAAAAGTTTCTTACACAAAAAACAAAAGTATAAATGACGTATTAAATGAAACTGTTGGTCTATCTAAATCAGCTAAACAAGAACAAGAGTATCCAACTCTTGGTGGTGGTGCTTTCGATACTTCAAGAATGGCAGAGTTAATGGGATACGGAAAGCCAGAAGATGTAAAAAGAGATATGGTGGCTGTTGATACTTTTAAAAAAGCTGGTGTATCTTCCGACCAAGTTCCTGAAGCTGTTACTAACGCACTAACTCGTGATTATAGTGACCTAATGAAAGCTATGAATAAGAAAGGTAAGTAATGTCCGCACGAAGCACCGATTTAAATCCAAATGTTTATGTCGGATTAAGTCTGCCTCTAAAGCCAGGTCGTGGTGGTGATTTTGAAAAAACAAAAACAATTTTAGAACAAGCCAGAAGTAATCTTAAAAACTTATTATTAACCCATGTAGGTGAGAGATTAAATCAACCACAATTTGGTAGTAATTTACGAGCTTTAATTTTTGAACAAATAGACGACGAATTACCTACAAAGATTGACACCGAAGTTAGAAGAGCTACAAATTTGTGGTTGCCTTACATAGTAATAAGTGAAGTGAATACTTTAACTGAAGAGGGTGACAATAATAAAATAGTAGTTCAAATAAAGTTTAGCACTTCGTTAGACCCACAAACACAAGAAACAATTTCATTGGATGCTTCATATACAGCGGAGAGAGTTTAATGGCAAGAATTAGCACAAAGAAAAATTTAGTAAAAGATGTAAATTATCTTAATAAAGATTTTAGTGATTTCAGAGATAATTTGATTGAGTTTGCAAAGATATATTTTCCTAATACATATAATGACTTCAACGAAGCTTCACCTGGTATGATGTTTATAGAAATGGCGTCGTATGTAGGTGATGTCCTTTCTTATTATATTGATTCACAATTTAGAGAATCATTACTTGCTTACGCAGAAGAAAAAAGGAATGTATATTCGATTGCACAATCTTTTGGATACAAACCTATAGTCACTTCCCCTGCAACAGTAAAGTTAGATGTATTTCAAACCGTTCCAGCTTTAGATAACAAACCTGATTTAAGATATGCATTAAATGTAAAAGCAGGAGCTATTATAAAATCAAAAAGCACTGGCACAACTTTTAGAACTTTAGAAGATGCAAATTTTAATGTCGATACGATTTCAAGTCCAAGAGTATTATCTATCTTTGAAACCGATAGTGGTAATCCAACAAAATTTCTTTTGAAGAAAAGTGTGACTGCACAAAGTGGTGAAATTACCACAGAGTATTTTACCTTTGGAGCAGCTGAAAAATATTCCGAAGTTCAACTGGCAAATTCTGATGTCATCGAAATAATTTCTTGCACTGATACTGATGGTAATAATTGGTATGAAGTCGACTCACTAGCTAGAGATACAATTTTTGAGGATGTAGAAAACAATTCTGTTAATGACCCCACTTCAGTTTTAAATCGAGACGTATCACCTTATATTTTAAAACTTAAAAAAGTATCAAAAAGATTTACAACTTTTATAAATGAAAATGACCAAACTCTGATTAGATTTGGAGCTGGTATTTCATCAAATGCAGATGAAGAAATTATACCTAATCCAGATAGTGTTGGTTCAAACTTACCTGGTAGTCCAACTTATTTAACAAAAGCTTTTGACCCAAGTAATTTTTTAAACACAAAAACATTTGGTCAAGCTCCATCGAACACAACACTATCGATTAAATATTCTTTTGGTGGTGGTGTAGATGATAATGCATCAGCTAATGATGTGAATGAAATAAATAGTATTACATTTGAAATACAAGATTCTTTATTAGTTTCTACAATTGTTCAAGAGTCAAAGGATTCAGTAGGATTTACAAATCCAAATCCTGCTACTGGTGGAGGAGGTGGTCAAACAATTAGAGAGGTAAGAGATAGTGCATTAGCTTATTATCAAGCACAACAAAGGGCCGTGACCAAGGATGACTATATCGTAAGGGCATATTCTTTACCAGCAAAGTATGGTAATATTGCAAAAGTTCATTTAGTTCAAGACGACCAACTAAATAAATCTTATGATTTTTCAAGCCTTGATGAAAAGATTACAGATGAGGATGTGGGTAAAACACTTCGTCAAGTTCAAGTGACAAGACCCAATCCATTAGCTATGGATATGTATACTTTGGGTTATGCTAGTGATGGAAGTTTAACCAAACTTACAGATGTTGTTAAGGAAAATTTGAAAACATACTTATCACAATATCGATTAGTTACAGATGCAATCAATATAAAAGATGCTTACATAATACATCTTGGAGTTGACTTTTCTATTTTAACAAAGGCTGGTTTCAACAAAAACGATGTATTGTTAAGATGTGTTAGTGAAGTGCAAGATTTCTTTGATGTAAATACTTTTCAAATTGGACAACCGATTGTATTGTCAGATTTAGTTTACAGAATATCTTTGGTAGATGGTGTGTCATCTGTAGTCAGACCAAATAATTCCAAAGAAATGATACAACTAACAAATAAGTTTAAACCAAGTGAGGGTTATTCAGGTAATGTTTTTGATTTGGAGTCAGCAACAATTAATGGTGTTGTGTATACTGCGTTAGACCCAAGTATATTTGAAATTAAATTTCCTAACAGCGACATAAAAGGTTCTGTTGTTGGTGATAACACAGGCTTAGGAGCATAAGATGCATTATTTTATTTTTGCAGACCAAGACACAACTCTTTACGAGGCATCTTCAAGTTTGAATGCAGGTCTTGATGAGATATTAGAAATTAGAAAAGATGTGAGTGATACAGGAACTACTGTAGATGTTTCAAGAATAGCTATACAATTTCCGTTGTCTTATATTTCAAGTTCAATAGTATCTGGTTTAATACCAAAACCAAATACTGTATCAGGTTCAAGATATTTCTTGAATTTATTCGATGCAAAACCAACTGCATTAGCAACCTCACAAAGTTTATATGCTTATCCTCTCAATAGAAGTTGGATAGAGGGAGATGGTCGTGCAGATGCCAATCCTATAATCACGGAGGGATGTAGTTGGACTTTTCCACTTGGTCAGAATGATGGAACTTTGTGGAATACAAGCGTGAGTGCATCTGGTGGAACATGGCATACAGGTAGTGGATTTGAAGCGTCACAATCGTTCACAAAAAAATCACAAGATGTTCGTATGGAAGTTACAGACATTGTTGATAAGTGGATTAAAGGAACTATTAGTAACAATGGATTTTTAGTAAAAAGAAGTGGTAGTATTGGTAATACAGTCACAAGTTCAGATGAGGGTAGCACGACTAGATTTGGTAATTTTTCATTCTTCTCATCTGACACCCACACAAAATATCCACCAACCTTAGAAGTAGTTTGGGATGACGCAACTTGGAACACAGGTTCATTAAATGCTTTGACGAGTGCAGACCTTGAGGATTTAGTTGTCTATATGAGAGGTTTGAGACCAGAGTATAAAGAAAATTCAAGAGCAAAATTTAGGTTAGTTGGTAGACCAAGATTTCCTACCAAAACATTTGCAACAAGTGCAGCAAATCTCACGATTAAATATTTACCAAGTGGTAGCTCAAATGGGGATGGTGCTTTTTACTCTATTCGTGATGCTGAAACAGAAGATGTAATAGTTCCATTTGGAAGTGGTTCTAAAATTAGTTGTGACTCAACTGGTAATTATTTTAATTTAGATTTAACAGGATATCAACCTGAAAGATACTACACTCTAAATTATAAAATTGTAAGTGGTAGTGGAACTGCAGATGAGACCAGAACTTTTATTGACGAGGGATTTACATTTAAGGTTACGCTATAATGCCATACACACAAGAAGAGGCACAAAAATTAACTTTTTATACTAACTTCCGTGATGACTTACGAGAAGAGTATTTAGTAAAAGTAAAAGAGTCATCGGACTTATCAACACCATTTCGTGACGACAATAATGTTTTGTTATCTTATGAGAATATAGAAAATAATGAGGGTATAGAAACAGTAACTATTTCTGATGAAAGTATTTATAAATTATAC